TTAATACTAGAATAAAATACCATGGATGCCGATCTGACATTCAACTCCGTAGCGTTCAAAAAGTCGTACGATAATGAAACGACTTCGCTGCGCCGATCAACAACTCGCGGGATTAATGAACCCGACGACTTGATCATTCGTTCCCAGCCGTACGTAGATTCCAAGACGAAAGTCTCAGGTTATCGATATACGATTAGGTTCGATCGTACCGATGTAGATGCTAACCTCGTGCCGATTGTTCAATCGGCATATTTGGTGATTGCCGTTCCATCCACTGCTGTCCAAGCTGATCTCGACGTTTTAGTCGCGACCTTCAAGGCTGGCGTGGCGAACGCTGATCTCATCGCAAAGGTACTCAATAACGAGAAGTAATTCTCGTTGTTGCTGAGTGACTAACGGTCCTGCTCATATAGCAGGATTGTAATCATTAAGTCATGACAGACTGGCTTCCTGGTACTCCATGTATTTATGCACGTTATAGAACATACATATTCAAGCCTGCTAGCAGATGTAGCAAAACTTACTGGTTTCTCTGAAATACGAGGATCTTGTGGTGAGCTGCAATGGTGTTTAAATGAAGCACCTAAGCTAGAGAAGTATATTCTGGAGTGTATAGAGACAGGCCAAAAGCCTGATCTCGACTACTTCCCGAATGGGTTGCAACGTCTCGCAGGAGGATCCGTTATGGATCCATTATTACTGCGGTACTTGCGGCAACTTCTTCTGTTCTGCTATAAGGCCTCAGTTACACATGACAACAAAACGACTGAAAAAGCGTTCCAGACCTTTCTGGAAACTAATTCTTCTGTTGGGAAGTTTGGTTCTGATCTCGCAAGAGTCAGTCCCGCCCTTCTTGATAGAACTCGTCGACACGTACAATCAGTTCTCTGGAAAATCCGTACCAAGGCAATAGTGCCTAGTCACGGACCCGGAGCTGTCACCAACTCTAAAGAGTGTTGGCGAAATCTGTACCCCACCATCGAATCATGCTATCCTTATAGCGATTGGTTCTCTCTCATGATGAATGAGGAGGCCTTGCGCAACTGGGATAGTATGAAACATGGTGATGATATCACCGCTAAGCTCATCGCTGTCCCTAAGGACAGCCGTGGGCCGCGTCTGATTTGTGTACATCCCGCTGAAGCCATATGGATTCAGCAGGGTTTGCGTCTCGAGCTGGAGCGCGTTATCCAACGCACCAGGACATCGTATGGACCATGGCCACAGGGCCATATCCATTTCGACGATCAGTCAGTTAACGGTAAGATTGCTCTCCTATCAAGTCGGTCGCGGCGTTATGCCACGATCGATATGAAGGAAGCGTCTGACCGGATATCCGAGCCACTTGTGCAAGTCCTTTTTGGGAACCATTACAAGTACTTTGGATGTTGTCGAGCTCAGAAGTATATAATCCCTAAACTAGGATCTGAAAAGAATCTGGTCGGGGATATCTATAGCTACGCTCCAATGGGG